TATTTTGGCCTACATCTGCAGATGCAAGACATTTTTTTAATTCTGGTTCAGCAGTGCAATTTAGTAGTAGTAGAGTTGGCGGAACTTCTAATAATCAAAATGCATCTTGGAGTTCAATACTAACTACAGCGGGAACAAGAACTTTCCAAGGAAACTCTCCCGGAACAGGAACCGAACCAAATGATGGAACAAACTATTTTAGACTAAGCAGTACCTATCAAGTATGGAGCACGGTGACAGGATCATCACCATACACTCTTAATCAATGGAGAATTTCTGCTAGAACACCTACAGTTGCTGACAATAGTGCAGGAACAGCACGCGAAATAGACTTTTTAGTTGAATGGGTGGACAACCACGTTCCTCTAGGTGGTGATACAGAAAGTGGATCACCCGTAAGACCTGGACCGTTTGGACCTGACTTTGTTGATGGAACAATCACACTTAATGTTGATACTCTTGAAGCAACAGGAGTTCTTGAACCCATTACAGCAGGAAACTTTACCATAATTACACCAACCGTTACGATTGGTAGCATCATACCAACATAAAAATTTTTCCACCCCGCCCAACTCCTAATAAATAATATGCTACTTTAATAAGGAGAAGCATATGCAGGAACAATACAAAAAGGCTTTGGATTTTTCTAAGTATAGACAGACTTTTTCGATCCAAAGAAAAACCCTAAAAGAAAAAATTGATGCCAAATTAACCTATGGGTTTAATGGTGGCATATTCAAAATTGATAGAACACTATTGAATTTTGTGGAAATGCTGATCTACAAGGATAGATCGGAAAACGTAGTTCTATTAGATTCTAACGAAACACCAATTTTGATTGAAGATTTGGTTACATTCAGAGAAGAAGTTTTTGATAGATATTTTTCAGCAACCTTTGAATATCATGAGGAATATCAAAAAATTAAAAAAGCACGCTCAGTAGAATCATTGCTTGAATCATGAATAAAGGTGTCTTAGTTTTCGCTCACAATAGCCGCCAGATCGATTATGCAAAGATTGCAATGGTGTGCGGTTCATTAGCCAAGAAAAATCTAAACGTTCCTGTTAGTCTGGCCACTGATTCATCAACGGTTGAGTGGATGAAAGAGTCTAAAATTTTTAAGAAAGCAAGCGAAATTTTTGACAAGATTATAATAACTGAACCACCTCTTTCAAATCAAAATAGAACATTTTCAGATGGAACTGAAAAAATTATTGCACCTTTCAGAAATTCAAATAGAAATAGTGTTTGGAACATTACACCCTATGATAGAACATTATTGATAGATTGTGATTATTTTATTTTTTCTGATACACTTAACAACTTTTGGGATGTTGATAGCGATATTCTTATTTCAAACAAATATAATGACGTGTATGGCGATGACAGGATAGGATACCTTGATAAATTTGTTTCTGAAACTAGCGTGAAACTTTTATGGGCTACAACAGTAATGTTTTCTAAAAATGAAAATACAAAAATTTTCTTTGATCTAGTAGAATACATTAGAGAAAATTATACATTGTTTGCCGACACATACAGATTTGACAATAGGCTCTATAGGAATGATATATCGTTTAGCATAGCAAGACACATCATGTATGGATATGAAACTGATGATGACTATGCATTACCGCCGGTGCTATCAGTTCCTGACAAGGATATTCTATATGATGCTGACGAAACAGGTTTAACTTTTTTAGTATCACAACATCTGGATAAAAATTATTTTGCTACAAAGATCAAAGGAAGAGATATTCACATAATGAATAAGCAAAGCATAACAAGAAATATAGATAAGTTAATGGAGTTAGCATGAACTTTGGTTATCTAATAATTGTAAGCGACAAGGGTGACACAAACTATGCCAAACTGGCATATGCACTTGCACTTAGCATTAAGAATACTCAACGAGAAGGATACGACAAGGTAGCATTGGTAATCAATGACAAGGAACGAATAAAGAGTTTCACATCAACATGGGTGTTTGATAAAATAATAGAATGGGATGGTGCTGAACACTGGGATGGCCGCTCATACATGGATCAACTAACACCTTTTGAACATACAGTGTGTCTTGATGCAGACATGTTATTCCTAAGAGATTATAGCCATTGGGCAGAATATTTTATTAAAAATTGCGAATTATATATTGCTAATAAATCATTTACCTACAGGGGAGATGTAGTAACAAATGATTATTACAGAAAGTGTTTTACAGCAAACGATTTACCTAATTTATATTCCTTTTATACGTTTTTTGTTAAAGATAGTGCGTTAGCAAAAGATTTCTTTAACTTACAAAGAGCAATTATTGAGAATCCTAATGAGTATGGTAATTTGTTTTTGACAAATTATAAGCCTAGCGTATTAGGAACGGATGAAGCATTTGCACTTGCTGCAAAAATATTAGATGTAACTAATGAGATAGCATATCCTTTAGAATTTCCTAGAGTAGTTCATTGCAAGGGAATGATACAAGATTGGCCATGGCCCGCTGAAAGTGTATTTGATCACGTTGGATTTTATTTTAACACACAAGCACAATTAAAAATAGGAAATTATCAACAGCACGATATTGTTCATTATGTAGAGAAGGATAGAGTTACACTAGAAACAATAAACATTTTGGAGGAGATAGCATGGAAGAAAAATTAAAACTTCCTGATTTTGACGAATGGTTGAAAAACTATGTCGCACCAGAAGTAAAGTATCTTGCTGCATATGATAAAGAGACTGGTAGAGTACTAGCAGTTGGCCCAGACTATTCCATTGATACTGATAGATTTAAAAATACAATTTCTATAGAAAATAAAATAGCAGAAGACATAATCACAGGTGAAATAAGAATAAGCAAGTGTTTCATTGATGCAATGTCAGGAAAATTAGAAATAACAGAAGTAAAAAATTTACACAAGATTGATGATATTCTACATAGGATAGTGGAAGTTCAATGGAGTGAAGTTGAAAAACCTGATATATTCTTAACTTACAATAGTAATAATTTAATTGTTGAATTGTCGGAAGAATTTAGCGGCACTAAAAAATTAGATGATAAATTCCAACCAGTATCAAAAAGGAATGTATTCTGGGATGGCGAAACTGAATTAAATTTTTTAATTACTGACTATAATGATCCTCACGTTGTTTATGAGGAAGTAAATGTAAAAATAGGTGATTTAAAAAATGCTGTAGAATTTAAGAACTTAAAATTACCTAAAAGGTTTAGCATATACACCAGAAGATTATTTAAGAATTACGTGTTGGATATTAAATGAAAAAGGTAGTAGAGTTTGATGTTTTCTTTCTTAGTTATGATGAGCCCAATGCTGATCTAAACTATGCGGATCTCTGCAACAAGGTGCCTTGGGCCAAAAGAATACACGGTGTAAAGGGTTCGGATCATGCACACAAGGCAGCAGCAGAACAATCAGAAACTGATTGGGTATTAACAGTGGATGCGGATAACATTGTGTATCCGGAATTCTTTGACATAGAAATAGACATGGACAATCCGGACATTCGTGCATACAGTTGGTGCGGCCGCAACAACGTGAATGGCCTGCGCTATGGCAATGGTGGATTGAAACTGTGGAATAGAGATCACGTGCTAAACATGAAGACGCATGAAAATGCTGATTCAGAAAGGGCACAGGTTGATTTTTGTTGGGAAGAAGGATACAGAAACTTTCCAAGAACATACAGCGATACCGTAATCAACGCAACACCATACATGGCATGGCGTGCTGGATTCAGAGAAGGTGTCAAGATGACGCTGGATGGCGGACTAAAGGTGCCCGCACAGGAAATTGAAAAGCGTGTGTGGTGGCATAACATTCATCGCTTAAGGCAGTGGAGCACTGTGGGCAGCCACACAGAGAATGGTCTGTTTGCAATCCTGGGTGCGAGGCAGGGCAACTATCTTACCAACTGCACGGACTGGGATCATGTGCGTGTGAGGGATTTTGAATTGCTAAAGGAAGAATACGAAACGCATGCCAAGAAATTTGAGAATGACGAAACGGCAATGATAGAGGAAATTAAATCATTGGGGGAAAAATTAAAACACGGCCTTGGGTTTAACTATCCGTATCTTGATCCTGCGATGAGCAAATACACCGTGGATCTATACAACGAATCCATTAACATGGGAACAACCTACTACAGCCAAACTTATGTATGATGTATTTTATGTTAGCAGGGGAGCGGTAGATCAAGCGGCTTGGGAAAGTTTCAAGCAGCGTGTTCCCAATGCTCAGAAGGCAGAACACTGCGATACATTTGAAAAGGTAGCAAACAAATCACTCACAAAACACTTCTGGGCAGTGTGGGATAACATAATCCTGGAGGATAGTTTTGAGTTTGACTATCGCATACCAGAGTGGGATGAAAAATATATCCACGTGTTCCGCAATGGTGCATACCATGATGGCATCTGCATATTTCCCAAGCGTGCAAGAATATTACAGAGAGAATGGGACTATCGTTTCTTTACCAACAAGAAGGAAATGGATATTACTGCAAGCCAACCAGTTCCATATGATGTTGCTTTCATATCCTATCATGAAGAAAACGCAGAAACAAATTTTAATAAACTGCTTGAAAAAGCACCGCATGCGAAATGGACAAGAGATGTCAAGGGCATACACCAAGCACACATAGAAGCAGCAAGGCGTGCAACCACGGACATGTTCTACATAGTTGATGCGGATGCTGACGTGTTGGAAGATTTTAACTTTGACATGCAGATACCCTACTATGATTTTAATGCGAGAAAGAGCGTGTATGTTTGGCGCAGCCGTAATCCAATAACGGATTTGGAATATGGATACGGTGGAGTAAAAATGTTTCCAAGAGAAGCAACGCTGAACATGGATACAAACACTCCGGACATGACCACGAGCCTTTCTGACAGTTTCCGTGCAATGGAACAAGTAAGTAACATAACAGCATTTAACACGGATGCATTCAGCACTTGGAAGAGCGCATTCAGAGAGTGTTGCAAGTTGGCAAGCAGAACCATACGGGGACAGAACGATGATGAAACGGATCAAAGACTTAGCAAGTGGTGTTCGGACTATGGGCGTGACAGACCTTTTGGCGACCATGCGATCAATGGCGCCCGTGCTGGCAGGACTTATGGTGTGGCTAACAGTGCTAATCATGATGCTCTTAGGTTAATAAATGATTTTGATTGGTTAAAGGAACAGTTTGATGCAGGACAAGGATAGAATACAAAGTTTTGAGCCTATCATGGACGAGATATCGCCCACCTTCTGCATGGCCAAGTGGCACCATACCACAATATATCTGCAGACGGGAGAAACGCACAGTTGCTATCATCCCGCACCACACAAGATTCCACTGGAAGGATTGGAAGAGAATCCAAGCCAACTGCATAACACTCCACAGAAGAAAGCGGAGCGACAGCAGATGATCAATGGCGAAAAGCCAAGCGGTTGCCAATACTGCTGGAACATTGAATGCATGGGCAAGGATTACATAAGCGATAGGAAGGAAAGAAATGCGAGTATCCATACTGAAGAAAGATTTGCTGCAATTAAGGCAGACCCTATGGCTGATGTTAATCCGCAGTATGTAGAAATTTCATTTGGTAATGAGTGTAACTTCAAGTGCGGTTACTGCCATCCCAAGCACAGCAGCACATATCACAAGGAGATTAGGGATCACGGTCCATACACCATGGTCAAGAATCATCGCAACGACATTGACTGGTTCAAGATACACAAGGAAGAGGACAATCCATACGTGAAAGCGTTTTGGAAGTGGTGGCCTGAACTGCGTAAGACGCTTACAATTTTACGCATCACGGGAGGCGAGCCTCTGCTACAGCAGAGCACGTGGCGCATGTTTGATGAGTTGGAAAAGAATCCAATGCCCAACCTTGAACTAAACATCAATTCAAACTTTGGTGTCAAGCACATACTGATAGAACGATTTGCTGACAAGGTTAATAGTTTAGTGGAGAAAGGTTGCATCAAGGACTTCAAGGTATTCACCAGCATGGACACCTGGGGCGAACAGGCGGAATACATCCGCACTGGATTGGATTTGGAGTTATGGGAAAAGAACTTTGACACATACATGACCAAGACCAATCATCCACTAACGTTCATGGTCACATTCAACATACTAACCGTTACCAACTTTCACAAATTGTTGGAGAAGTTCCTATACTGGCGCAAGAAGTATAACGGTAATGAACAAACCAAGTGGCAGCGCATACGCTTTGATACACCCTACCTAAAGGAGCCACTACAGTATGACATGAACATACTGCCCAAGGAATACTTCATGCCCTACATGGAAAAGCATTTGCAGTTCATTAAGG